ATGACGGAGATGCTCCCCGAACGGCTGACGCGTCTGATGCGGGAGGCCGGGTATAATCCGCGCAGCCTGTCGCTGGCCGCGTCGCTGGGCGCGACCGCGGTGCGCGACATCATCGAGGGCCGGATCGCCAGCCCGCGCTACGCCACGCTGCAGGCGCTGGCGGCGGTTCTGGGCGTGCGGACCGAGGCGCTGGCCGGCGACGGCGCGCCCGTGGCGGCCGAACCGCCGCCGCCCGTCCCGTCCGCGCCGCGATCCGGCCCGGTTCAGCGCGATCTGCCGGTCTATGGGGCGGCGCAGGGCGGGACCGGCGGCGCGATGCTGATCTCCACCGATACGATGCAATGGCTCGCCCGGCCGGAGCCGTTGCTGACCGTGCGCGGCGGCTATGGCGTCTATGTGGTGGGCGAATCGATGAGCCCGGCCTATGAGCAGGGCGATATCGCGCTGGTCCATCCGGCGTTGCCGCCCCGGCGCGGCGCCGACGTCATCCTGATCCGCCACGACGCCGACGACGGCCGCCATGTCCTGATCAAGCGCCTGGTCGGCTGGACCGAGGATTCGTGGCGGGTCCGCCAGTACAACCCGCCGCGCGATTTCGACCTTCCCCGCGCCGAATGGCGCGAGGCCCATGCGATCGTCGGACGCTATAACGGGCGCTAAATGGGATTTATCACATTGCGGTAACGTCGCGCCGCGTCATGAGATTGACTGCAGCCTGATAGCTGATTAATTGACCAATGATGCATTTCAATGGGGGTGCGCGTGGCGATCTTGGTCGAGCCTTTCGTGGTCGAGGCGATCTGGGACCCGGAAGCCGGCGTTTGGGTTGCGCAGAGCCGCCAGATTATCGGACTCGTCACTGAAGCGCCGACCATGGAGGCGCTGCTTCAAAAACTTGAGGACATCGTTCCGGTTCTGCTGGAGGCAAACGGCCAGGCGGTAGATCTGGACGAGGCTGCCTACGCGGTCACCTGGAAAACCCTGCAAACCGCCAAACTCCATGTCCATTGATAGCGGATTTTCGTCCGGACGTTGAGCGCAAGCTGAAAGAAAACGGCTGCTATTTTAAGCGCGCAGGCAAAGGCGATCATGCCTTTTGGTTTAGCCCGGTATCAACTCGATCATTTCCCGTCGATCACAAGATTCTGTCCCGGCGCACCGCAAACGCAATCATGAAGCAGGCGGGGATCGACCACAAATTTTGAGGGTCGGGGAAAAATGCCATTCCCGCCAAAAAGCCGCTTGACAAATTAGAACAAACAAGGTACACGTATTGCATGGTCGACGAGTTGGCGACGCCGGTGGGCGCGCTTCGGGCCATAAACATCTATCATCATCGGCGAGAGGGGGAGGCGCGCATGGCGCGATCATCCACGAAGCCGCGTTCGCCCGTCGGCCCGCTCGCAGCGTCCGACGCCGAGGCGCTTGCGCAGCATCGCGAGATGCTGGCCGCGATGCGCGCGTTGGCGATGACGGTGATCGCCGGGCTGAACCGGATCGCCGCCGGGCAGGCCGAGCCCAAAGACGCCGCCCTGTTGGGCAAGTCTCGCACACTGGTCGACGGCGTCGCCACCATGTCGCTGGTCGTCACCCGGCTGGTCGATTGCGAGCGCCGGCTGACCATCTTCGCCGCCGCCGCCAAGGCCGGCCAACCCACCAAGGGGCAGCAGGAAATTGAGCGACGAATCTTCGCCGAGCTCGATCGCTTCGCTAACGCTCGAGGCGCGGCAGAGCTACATCAACGAGCTCAGCCCGACGGCGGGCAAGGGGCCGTGGAAGCCGTGGCCGCTTCGCGCCCGCCCTGAGCAATTGCCGCCCGGCGGCGACTGGCTGGTCTGGCTGCTGCTCGCCGGGCGCGGCTTCGGCAAGACCCGCACCGGGGCGGAGACGGTGCGCAAGACTTTGGCCCAGCAGGGCGCGTCGCGCGTCGCGCTGGTCGGTCCCACCGCCGCCGACGTCCGCGACGTGATGGTGGAGGGGGAGAGCGGCATCCTCGCCACCGCGGCCCCCGATTACCGCCCGGTATGGGAGCCATCGAACCGCAAGCTGACATGGCCAGATGGCCGGCTGGCGATGTGCTATTCCGCCGACGAGCCGGACCGGCTGCGCGGGCCGCAGCATGATTTCGCCTGGTGCGACGAGCTCGCGGCCTGGCGCTATCCGGAGGCGTGGGACATGCTGATGCTCGGCCTGCGGCTGGGCAAGCGGCCCCGTGTCGTGGTCACCACCACACCGCGGCCCAAGGCGCTGATCCGCGATCTGGTCGCCGCCAAGACCACGGTGGTGACGCGCGGATCGACCTTCGACAACGCCAAGAATCTCGCCGAGCCTTTTCTGTCGGTGATCACCGCCAGGTATGAAGGCACGCGGCTGGGCCGGCAGGAACTCTACGCCGAGCTGCTGGAGCAGGCGGACGGCGCGCTGTGGACCCGCGCCATGGTCGAGGCGGCGCGCATTGCGCCGGCGGACAAGCCGTACCAGACCCGGGTGGTGGTCGCGATCGACCCGGCGGTGACCGCGGGCGAGCAATCGGATGAGACCGGCATCATCGCCGCGGGCATCGGCGCCGACGGGCTGGTCTATGTCACCGATGACTGGTCCGGCCGGTTCTCGCCCGATGAATGGGCAAGGCGCGCCATCCGGCTGTTCAAGGAGCGCGAAGCCGACCGCATCGTGGGGGAGGTCAACAACGGCGGCGACCTGATCGCGACGACGCTGCGGACCGTCGATCCCAACATCGCGTTCAAGGCGGTCACCGCCAGCCGGGGCAAGCGCACGCGCGCCGAGCCGGTCAGCGCGCTGTACGAACAGCGGCGGGTGCGCCATGTCGGCGGCTTCCCGCTGCTGGAGGATCAGATGTGCAACTGGGTTCCGGGCGGCCCGGAACGCTCGCCCGACCGGCTGGACGCGCTGGTCTGGGCGATCACCGAACTGAAACTGGAAACGCAGTCGACCGGCGCGCTGGATTTCCTGCGCGCCGTCGCCGCCGGCGTCGAGGCCGGCCGGCGAGGCTGAGCCATAGTCACGAAAGGATCGTCATGTCGAAAACCGTTTCTGCATCAGCATCAGCCCCGTCTCCCGCGATGGCGGCCTTGGCCGCGGCGCGGGGCGCGCTCGCCGCCGCCGAACGCCATGTCCGCGACGCCCGGCGGCCGATCGCCCGGCTGGAGGCTGAGATCGCGGGCGCAGCGGCGGCGGAGGCTGCGCTGGCCGAACTGGACGCCGCGGACGCGGCCGCGATGGCCGCCTGGGCCGAAACCGGCCAGGGCGCGGCGCCGGCGCCCGCGATCGAACGGCGACGGGCGGCGGAGACGGCGCTGGCCGCCGCCCGCGCCCGGGCCGACGCGGCGCGCCGGGCGCTTCCGGCGGCGCAGGACGCCGCCGACGCGGCCGCACGGCGCCTGGGCGGGGCGCAAGCCGCCATCGCCCCGGCCGTGGCCGCGGTGTTGCGGGCGGAGGGGGCGGCGCTGTGCGACCGCTATTGGCGGGGCGCCGCCGAGCAGGAGCGTCTGCGCCGCGAGCTGGCGGCGCTGGATCAGGTGCTGATCGCCGCTTTCCCGATCGTCCACGCCGCGACCGGCCGCACGATCGTCGAATACCTGTCCCCAGACCGCATCGCCGCCCCCGCCGCCATGCGCGCCATCACCGCCGCCTGCGCCACGCTGGACCCGCCCGAAACCTGTCAACGCGCCTGGCGCGACCGCGCCGCGACGCTGATGGCGGGGTAGGGGTATAGGCGCCAGGTTAGTCAAATTTTGCCAAGAAGTCGTCCTCCCGGCGAAGGCCGGGAGCCATCTGTCCGCTATCTCCGCTGCTGGTCGATGGGTCCCGGCCTTCGCCGGGAGAACGATAGTGGGGTTGAAGCTTTAACATTCACTCCGGAGAAGCTTTATCCTAGCGCCTATGCGGGGTAGGGGTTACGCGCGCGCTTCGCGGGCGGGCAGATATCTGACCGCCCGCGCGGTCAGCCAGCGCCGCGCGGGAAGTTCGATGGCGGTGTAGGTCAGATACGATGTTGCCACGACGGCGACGATCGTCGCCGACCAATAGAGCGCCATCGAATTGTAGCCGAGTTTCTGCAACAGAAACTTGGTCAGCAGCAAAATCGGGATCTGAGTCAGGTAGATCGAGTAGGAAATCTTGCCAAAGAAATATGGAATCGGCGCCGACATCAATCGCACGATCGGGGCGTCGCTGTAAACGCAACCGCCGATGATCAGAATCATCATGGGGATGACGATGATATCCACATGAACAAGATTGGCGAGAATAATACCGCCCCCGACCGTCAGCAGCGCCGGGTTGGACCCGAACGGGCGGAGCCGGTCCCGCCAGCGATAGATCAGCATCCCGGCGCCGAATTCGGCGAGACAGCGGATCAACGGGAGCGGACTATGGCTCATGGATATGCCCAGGCTCCATTGATTTTCTTTGATTATGTAGGTTAACGCTAAGACGATCAGAATACACGTCGCGATCGCCCGTTTCGTCCCCCGGAGAGTGAGCCAGGCGAACCCCGGAAACAGGATGTTCGCCGCCCATTCGGTTGAAATCGACCAATCCGGCGGATTTATGGATGTGCCAGATGACAGGAAGATGTCCCAACGGTGAACCAAAGCCGCCTCGGTCAATACATAAAACCACCAAGGCAGTTGATATCCGGTGAGGAGCGCAACCGCGATGCTGAAACACAATAAGGCCCAATGGAGCGGGAAAAGCCGCGAGAACCGTTTTGATATGAACATCGCGTATCTGTACGGCTCGTATCTCCCCGCCATGTCCCTCCCATGCGCCGCGCCAAGAATGAAGCCGGAGAGTAAGAAAAAGAAATCTACTGCTAGGTAACCGCGATCGATTACAGGTATATTTAAATGGTCAAATCGTGACCATGCATTTAAGTGAAATAATAACACCCATATGGCGAATGTGCCGCGCAAAGATGTTAGAGATTGAATTTCTTTCATAGGGAAACCTACTCCGCTAACTTATTATATTATAGAGCTTTCTTGAATTTTTGTAAATCGAAATTGCAGGACGCATCGCCATGACAATCGTCTATTCGCAGAATTTCGAATTGACCTCGGTAGGTTCGCTTCCGTCCGGCTGGACCGATATCGTCGGGTCCGCCTTGGTCACTGCGTCAAACTCCGTCTCAGGCTCGAACGCGCTGACATTGGGCGCTTCGGACGGCAACATCGTTTTGTGCAAATCGGCGACGGCGCTCGCCGACATGGAGGTGCGCTACGATGTCAATTATCAGGCCTATTTCATCGGCGTCGTTCTGCGCGCAGCGTCCGACAACTCGTCCAATTATACGCTGATCCCATCGACAGGTGGTCTTGGCGTCTGGAACGTCTATAAACGCGTCTCCGGGACATACACGCAGATCGGATCGATTTCTGGAATCACACTGGGAACGGTCGGCGTGGGCGGGCTGTTCAGCGTGCGGGCCAGGATCCAGGGATCGACGATATATTTCAAGTTGTGGTCATACGGGACCACCGAGCCGGCCTCGTGGAGCGGGACGATCACTGATTCCGCGGTGACCGCGGCAGGATTCTTTGGATTCTACAACAATTCGAGTGGTGCGGGGAACGCTACCATCGACAACGTCACACTAGACAACTTGGTCGTCGGCTCGCTGACCGCCGGAACCTCATCGTTGTCTGGCGTCAGCTCGACCGCGGCGACGATTACGAATACCGGCGCATCGGGCGGAACTGCGCCGTATTCTTATCAATGGTACCGTTCGACTTCTTCCGGATTCACCCCGGGATCGGGAACTATCGTTTTCGGTGCAACAAGCCTGACGCTGAACGATAGCGGGCTCGCCTCATTGACGACCTATTACTACGTGCTGATCGCGACCGATAGCGCCAGCGCAACAGCGGCGGCGGCGCAGCTGGCGGTGACGACATCAGCGCCCGCGTCACTTGCCAACGGAGCACTGACCGCCTCCAGCGTCGGATCGACAACCGCGATGGTGATGGTTGCGGGCGCGTCGGGCGGAACCTCGCCCTACTCGTATCAATGGTATCGATCAACCACGTCCGGGTTCACGCCAAGTTCGGGAAACCTCGTCTCCGGCGGAACGGCGACAGTCCTAAACGACAGCGGGCTGAACCCATCAACCACCTATTATTACAAGAATGTTGCGACCGATCACGTAGGCGCGACCTCGATCTCTGCGCAGCTTGTGGTGACGACGTCGGCCAGCCAGACGAACATTACGGTGACAAACGCGGCGCTTTTTTGGTCGCCAGGAAATTGGGACCATCTGATCGCGGGTGCATTCGGCGTCGTGATCGACACGATGCAGGCTACAGCTCCGGGCGCATATATGAAATTCTGCTGCACTGGAACTGTCAACCTGTCGATCGGGCTAGACACATCGACCTTGGGTTTGTTCCCATCGGGAGATTTTCCGATCTTGCGCTACTCGATCGACAGCGCATCCTTCGTTGATGTTCAGCTTACCGCCGGACAGACAACACTCTTGCTGTCTTCGGCGCTGGCCAGCGGCACAACCCATTCGGTCGAAGTTTATTATTTGATGGCCACGCTGACGGAGGGCGATTCCTGGGGATCGAGCGGCGTCAGTCCGACCAACGTCGTGAGGATCAATGGGATCGCGATCGACAGCGGCGGTTCGGTATCTGCGCCGACCCTGCGGCCCAAGCGGATGCTGGTGTTCAGCGACTCGATCGGGGAAGGCGAGCATGTCTTCGTAAGCGGGGCGAACGACTCGACCCAGGCGTTTCCGGCGCTCGTTGCCCTGGCGCTGGCAGCGGAGGTCGGCCAAATCTGCTACGGTGGCCATGGATGGCGGGCGACGGCGTCAGGCAACGTTCCAGGGCTGACGATTTCCTATCAATATCTCAGTGTCGGCAGGTCGCGCAATTTTTCGAGCCTCGATTATGTAATTATCGTTGAAGGCGGCAACGACGCGCGCGCCGGAACGGCAGGCGCAACGATCCAATCCGACTGTCAGACGGTGTTGACCGCGTTACGCGCCGCGTGCGGATCGGCGACGAAACTGATCGTCGCTGTCGAATGTATGGGGTCATACTCCGCCAATCTCTCGGCGGCCGTCACCGCCTACAAGGCAGCGTCAGGCGATAACGAAGTCTTTTTCACCGATGTCTCCGGCCTGTTTCCTGCCGGAGTCTTCAGCCTAACCTTCGGCGTGTCGACGCAATGGACTTATGACGGCGTTCACCCGCTCGTCTATGGCCAGGGGCGGTTTTCGGCGGCTTTGGCGTCTGGAATTGAGGCTGCGATCAATTCCGGTTCCGGCCCCTCAACAATCGCCGGGTATAGCCGGGCGCGGGTTTCGAATGAATGAGGGGGTGGCGATGCAGTTGATAGCGAATGGCGATGTGCGGCCGATCGTGTTTGCGATGGTGCAGTCTGGGGATCATGTTTCGGCGTTGACCGGCGCGGCGCCCACGGTCACGGTCTCCCGGAACGGCGGCGCGTTCGCGGCGCCGGCGGGGGCCGTGTCGGAGATCGGGAGCGGGTGGTACAAGCTGGTCCCCGCCGCCGCCGACGTGTCGACCAACGGCGCGCTGATCCTCCACGCCGCGGCGAGCGGCGGCGATCCGGCCGATGTGCGGTGCCAGGTGGTCGCGTTCAACCCGTATGATTCCGGCCGGCTCGGGCTGTCGGCGCTCCCCGCTTCGGCGGCGGGGGCGGCGGGCGGGCTGCCGCTCGGCGATGCGGCGGGCAGGGTCGCGATCAACAATCCGGGCGATATGCTCGATGTCGCGCTGTCGGCGCATGGAACCGGCGGCACCGCGGGCGCGGCGTTGGGCGCGCTCACCGGCGCGCTCGCCGAATCCTACGCGCCCGCCGGGCAGCCCGCGACGCTGACGCAGCTGCTCTACGGCATGCTGGCGGTGCTGACCAATGTCGATCAGTCCGGAACCGCGCTCACCGCCCGCCGGCTGGACGGATCGACGGCGGCGATGAGCTTCACGCTCGACAACGCCGCGGCCCCCACGTCCCGGCGCCGGACGGGCTGAAGGCCCGGCGGATAACCGGGCGCATCACAGGAATCCACACGCGCGGAGGGGCCGATGTCGGGATGGCAGATTGCGCTGGGGCTGGGGCTCTACGGGCCGCAATCGCTCCTGCTGGACGGGTTGGGGGCGGCGTCGGGGCAGGTCGCCACGGCGCCGCCGGCGGGGCTGCTCAACCCGCGCCGGACGCTGACCCCCGTCTTCATCTCCGGCTATGCCGGGCGGGATTTTCCCGCCCTGTCGGTCGCGGCCGACGCCGTGTTCGCAATCGACCTGGCGCCGGCGCTGGATTCAGGCGACACGCTCGACGCCGGCTCGCTGTCGGTCGATTTCTTTCCGGTCGATGTCCCGGCGCCCGGCTACGCCGCCGCTTTGGACGGGCCGCCGGTCCTGATCGGCGCGGTCGCCGCGCAGGCGATCGGACAGCCGCCGGCCGCGCGCTATGTGCTCGGCTTCACCTGCGGCACCGCCGCCGGGCGGCGGGTCGCGCTCTATTCCTTCTTCAACGCGATAGGATTGCCCGATGCCGCCACAGGGTAGACTGACGCCGCTGACCGGGGCCGGGTTCCTGGGGCGCCTTGCGAGCGGCATGCGCTACGCCATACGCGGCGTCGCGCCGGATGACTGGTTCGGCCCGCTGCAGCCGATCGCGCCCGCCGACCCGGCGCTGACCGAGCCCAGGCGGTTCGATTATCTGTCCGGCGTCAACATCCAGTACCAGCCGCGCGGCGAGGAGGGCGTGTCCTTCGCGCAGATGCGGGCGCTGGCGGAACGCTATGACATCCTGCGGCTGGTGATCGAAACCCGCAAGGATCAGGTCGAACGCCTGCGCTGGAACATCCGGCCGAAAGGCGGGCAGGATGGCCGCGCCGCCGCCGCCGCCGGGAGCGACCCGCGGGTGGCGACGCTGGAGGCGTTCTTCCGCAAGCCGGACGGCGTCCATAGCTGGGGCGCCTGGCTGCGCATGCTGCTGGAGGACCTGCTGGTGATCGACGCCCCCGCGCTGTACAAGGCGCGCAGCGTCGGCGGCGACCTGCTGGCGCTGGAGCCGGTGGACGGGGCCACGATCAAGGTGCTGATCGATGCGCAGGGCCGCGCCCCGGCGCCGCCCGATCCCGCCTATCAGCAGGTGCTGCACGGCGCGCCCAAAGGCGATTTCGCGCGCGACGAGTTGATCTACCTGCCGCGCAATCCGCGCACCGCGAAAATCTATGGCTTCTCGCCGGTGGAGCAGATCATCACGACTGTGAACATCGCGCTGCGCCGCCAGATGGTGCAGCTGCAATACTTCACCGAGGGCAACATGCCCGAGGCGCTGATCGGCGTGCCGCAGGGCTGGACGATGGATCAGATCGCGCAGTTCCAGTCCTATTGGGACACGATCCTCACCGGCAACATCGCCGAGCGCCGGCATGCCCGCTTCGTGCCGGCCGATTTCCGCTATCAGCCGATGCGCGACCCGCCGCTGAAGGACGATTTCGACGAGTGGCTGGCGCGGATCGTCTGCTACGCCTTCTCGACCTCGCCCGCGCCCTTCACCCGTCAGATGAACCGCGCCACCGCCGACAACGCCCAGGCGATGGCGCTGGAGGAGGGGCTGGCGCCGCTGATGCTGTGGGTCAAGGCGCTGGTCGAACAGGTGATAGAGGAAGATTTCGGCTGGACCGACCTGGAATTCGAATGGGTCGACGAAAAGGCCGCCGACCTTCTGCAGCAGGCGCAGATCACCGACATGAAGGTCAAATCGGGGCTCAAGACCATCAACGAAGCCCGAGCCGAAGCCGGCCAGGACCCGATCCCCGGCGGCGACGCCCCCCTCCTCTACACCGCCGCCGGCGCCGTCACCCTGGCGAGCGTCAGCGGCGGATGATTTGCGGGTTTATCCGCAGATTACGCAGATTAAGCATACGAAATTCTTGGTTATTGTATCTGCATTAATCTGCAGATGATGATAGGAATTTATTCACAGATTACACAGATTAACACAGATTAGAGAATATAATATATTTGTTGTCTTATTTAACCTGTGTTAATCTGTGGATAAGTATTTATTAACTGAACCGGAGAACCCGATGAAGCTCTATGCGACGATCACGAAGATCGATGAGGACCAGAGGATGGTGTTCGGCTATGCCTCGACCGAGGCGCTGGACAGCCAGGGGGAGATCGTGAAGCGGGAGGCGCTGGAGGCGGCGCTGCCCGACTATATGCGCTTCGCCAATATCCGCGAGATGCACCAGCCGTCGGCGGTCGGCGTCGCGACCGAGGCGGAGCTGGATGAGCGCGGGCTGTACCTGGCCGCGAAGATCGTCGATCCGACGGCGTGGGAGAAGGTCGCGGCCGGCGTCTACAAGGGCTTCTCGATCGGCGGCAAGGTGGTGTCGCGCGACCAGGCGCAGAAGCATGTCATCACCGGCGTCCGCCTGTCGGAGATCAGCCTGGTCGACCGCCCCGCCAATCCGGAGGCTGTCTTCACCATGTTCAAGGCCGATCCGCCGCTCGGTAAGGTGGGCGCGCGCAACTCCGCCGCCGACCTGCAGATCATCCAGGACATCCACGACCGGGCGGTGGCGCTGGGCGCGGCCTGCGACGGCTGCCCGATGGACGATGATGGCGGCGCCGACGACGACGGGGACGATGCGGACGCGAACGACAAGATCGCCGGCCTCATCGCCGAGCGCGACGCGCTGAAGAAGGCGCTGTCGCGGCTGCCGGCCCCGCGCCGGGCGGCGCTGAAGGCGATTGCGATCGACAAATCGGCCGACGGCGGAGCAGGCCCGGACCCGGACGATCAGCTGTGCCGCGATCCGCTCGAACTCGCCAAGCGCGCGCTGCGCCGGCCGATGACGCTGGGCGAGATCGAAAAGCGGGCCAATCGCGGTGGCCTCGCGTGAAGAGGCTCAGGCCGCGCGGCGGCGGCGCAGCATCAGCATCCCGCCGAGGCCCGTCAGGAACAGGCCGAGCGTCGCCGGCTCCGGAACCTGGATGCCGCTTTCGGCGGTGACGTAGCCGACCGTGTGGTTGTCGGACTCATATCCGCCGACGGTCGGGTTCTCGGTGAAATGGATGCTGTCGAAACTGCCGGCCAGATCGTAGAAATTGACGAACACGTATTGCTGGCCGCTGTTCTGACCGGCATAGGGCGAATTGGGGTTGCCGCAATAGGCGTTGGAGCTCGAACATTTGCCCAGCGCGGCGATGACCTGGGTCGGCGTGAAGTCGAACACGTCGACGCCGTTCTTGTAGAACGACACGTCGTTCCCGGCGTCGAGCGCCGACAGCCAGAAGCCAAAGTAATTGACGCCGGTGGCGAGCGTGGTCTTCAGGTTGACCTGGTATCCGGCGGTCGTGAACGTGACGCCGTAATTGCCGGTCCCGCCAGCCCCGCCAAACTGGCCGGCGGAACTGATCTGGACGTTGTTGTAGGTCCCGGTGATCGTCCCGCCGGTCCCGTAGTTGGTCGTAAACGTTTGGCCGGTTCCGACCGTGCGGCTGTTGAAGTTCTCGACGCCGACGGTGCAGCTTCCCGCCCCCAGATTGGCGCACAAACCGGAGGTGTTGGCGTTCTGAACGCCCGCGGCCTCATAGGTGATGTTGAATGCATCCGCCTGCGCCGGGGCGGCGCGACCGATGGCGATGCAGCCGCAAAGGACGGCGAGCGAGCGAACGACGAGAGAGCGGTTCATGCGGGATATCCTTCAGATCGCGCGGCGGCGGAGCATCAGCAGCCCGGCCAGACCGGTCGCGAACAGGGCGAGAGTCGCGGGCTCCGGAACCTGGATGCCGGACTCGGCGGTGACGTAGCCGACCGTGTGGTTGTCCGATTCATAGCCGCCGCCGTAACCGTTGGCCTCGGAAAAATGGATGCTGTCGAAGCTGCCGGCCAGATCGTAGAAGTTGACGAAGACGTATTGCTCGTTGCTGTTCTGGCCCGCGAAACCCGGATTGGGGTTGCCGCAATAGGCGTTCGTGCTGGAACACGTCCCCAGCGCGGCGATGACTTGGTTCGGCGTGAAATCATAGACATCGACGCCGTTCTTGTAGAACGACACGTCGTTCCCGGCGTCGAGCGCCGACAGCCAGAAGCCGAAATAATTGACGCCGCTCGACAGCGTGGATTTGAGGTTGACCTGATAGCCGCCACTGCTGTTGAAGGTCACGCCGTAATTGCCGGTTCCGCCGGCGCCGCCATACTGGTCCGCCGTATTGATCTGGGCGTTGACATAGGTGCCGGTGATGGTCCCTCCGGTGCCGTAATTGGTCGTAAACGTTTGGCCGGAGCCGGTCGGACGGCTGTTGAAGCTTTCGGTGCCGACCGTGCAGGTTCCCGCCCCCAGATTGGCGCACAGCGCGGTTGTGTTGGCGCTCTCGGCCTTGGCCGGCTCATAGGTGATGTTGAACGGATCGGCGTGCGCCGTCCCGGCCAATACGCCGCCGGCCAGAAGGGCGCCGCTGAAGGCGATGGTGTGAGCGAAGCGTGAGTTCATGATCGCGTATCCCGTCTTTAGTCGTACGCCGAAGGAAATGCACGGACCGTGCCAACTTGAAACATATATCCCGATCAAAGAGCTAGCCGAGACATACCCCTTAAGGCGGATATTACTGTAAAGTACCGCGACACAAAAGGGCCAGGCCGGCGGGATCGCCCGAGGTCTGACCGCGCCCTGTCGCGCCGCGTCCCCACCCGAATTATCGCGAACCCTCGACTTCCGGCCGGTGAAGCCCGCCATCCGGAACATTGCAACGCGCCCTTGGGCAAGGCCCTGCGCGGCGGCTGCGTCCGCCCGCCTCCCTTCGACATGGAGCCTGTCTGATGAACGGTAACACGACCGCCGAAACCCTGGCGCTGGTCAAGGACGCGCTGGCCAACGGCCGCCACGATGCGCTGTCAAAGGCGATCACCACCGCCGCCGGCCTGATCGCCTACGACCTTCAGCCCTCGGCCAAGAATCTCTACCCGGCCGCCACGCCGATCCGCAACGTGCTGCCGCGGGTCGGCGGCGGCACGGGCACGGCCACCAACTGGCGGCAGGTCAACGCGATCATCGGCTCCGGCTGGGACGCGATGGGGTGGGTTCCCGAAGGCCAGCGCTCCGCGCGCATGAGCTACAGCACCTCGACCCGGTCCGCCTCCTACGCCACGGTGGGCGAGGAGGATTCGGTGACCTTCGAAGCGGTCTCCGCGGCGCAGGGTTTCGAGGATATTCAGGCCACGGCCACGATGCGGCTGCTGCAGAAGATGATGCTGAAGGAGGAAAACGCGTTCCTTGGCGGCAACGGCTCGCTGCAACTGGGGACCCCGGCCGCCCCGGCGCTGTCGGCCGGCGGATCGGGCGGAACTCTGCCGGCGGCGACGTATTCGGTGGTCGCGGTCGCCCTGACCTACGAAGGCTTCCGCAATTCCAGCCTGTCGGCCGGCGTCGCCACGTCAAAGGCGATCACCGGCGCGGACGGGGCCAGCTTCACATTGAACGGCGGTTCGTCCGCCGCCTCCGCCAGCGCCGCGCAGGCGGTCGCCTCTGGCCAGACCCTGTCGGCCTCGGTCACGCCGGTCATCGGCGCGGTCGGCTACGCCTGGTATGTCGGCGCGGCCGGGGCGGAGAAGCTGCAGGCGATCACCACGGTCAACAGCGCGGCGTTCTCCGCCCCGCTCGCGACCACGGGCCAGGCGGCGTCGGCGATCACCGGCGACAGCTCGGCCAATCCCGGCCTCGCCTATGACGGGCTGCTGACGTCCGCGCTCAAATCCGGCTCCGGCGCCTATGTCAACTATCTGGCCACAGGGACGGCGGGAACGGGCACGCCGCTGACCGCGTCCGGCCGAGGCTCGGTCAACGAGATCGACCTGATGCTGCAGAAGATGTGGGATTTGTACGAGGTCAGCCCTACCGTCTTCTACGTCAACAGCCAGGAACAGCGGAACATCACCAACAAGGTGCTGAACAGCGCCTCGGGACCCTTGCTGCGCTATGCGACCGACGGCAAGGACCCGTTCGCCATCGTGGCCAACGGCGTGGTCGAATATTACTACAATCCGTTCGCGCTCGACGGCGGCTACAAGATCCCGGTCAAGATCCACCCGTTCGTGCCGCCGGGAACCATCGTCGGCTGGTCGGAAAACCTGCCGGCGCAGTACCAGTCCAGCAACGTGCCGAACGTCGCCGAGGTGAAGACGCGGCGCGATTACTACCGGATGGACTGGCCGCTCAAAACCCGCGCCTACGAATTCGGCGTCTACGCCGAGGAGGTGCTGGCGGTCTATGCGCCCTTCGCGATGGGCGTCATCGCCAATATCGGCAACGGCTGATCGAATAAACGCCTCGCGACCGGACCCGCGCGGGTCCGGTCGCGACGGCCGATCTTGATCATGGGTGCAGGAGGCGCGCGATGAGTCCAGGCGATCTCGTTCTGTTGGCCGATGTGAAGGCGTATCTCGGCGGCGATCTCCAATCCAACGATGACGGCGTCCTGGCGCGCCTGATCACCGCGGCCAGCCAGTTCTTCACCACCGCCTGCGCCCGCCCGATCCTGCTCCAGACCTATAGCGAGCTTTATGACGGCAAGGGCGCGACCCGGCTCTATCTGCGCCAGACCCCGGTGGTCGCGGTGGAAACGCTCGCCGTCGATGGCGTGACGATACCGGCGGCGCCGGCGCCGGGGCAGCCGGGCTGGACGCTGAACGGCAATGTCGTGTCCCTGACCGGGTTCTGGTTCCGGCGCGGGGCCGCCAATGTCGCGGCTGTCTACAGCGCCGGCTGGGCGACGCCGCCGGCCGATATCGCCGAGGCGGTGATCGAGCTGGTCGGGCTGCGCTATCGCGGGCGCGACCGGCTGGGCAAGGTCTCCGAAGGGATGGGCGGTCTGGCGACGACCGCCTATTCGCAGAAGGATGTCAGCCCGTTCGTCGCCAGCGTGATCGGGTTCTATGGCCGGGCGAATCTGGCATGATCGCCGCAGGCGTCACCAATGCGGGGGCGGTCGCGGACCGGCTCGCCGCCCTTGCTCCGGCGGCCGATGACGCGCTCGCCGCCGCCGCGGCCGATCTTACCGCCCGGCTGCGCGACCGGGTCGACGCCAATCTGTCCGGCGGCGTGCTGAAGGCGCGGACCGGAACTCTGCGCGCGTCGCTGCGCGGCGCGGTCGATCGGGATGCGCGGATCGCCGGAATCGTCTCCGCCGCTGCGCCCTATGCGCGGTTCCAGGAATACGGCTTCACCGGAATCGAAAGCGTCCGGGCGACAACGCGCACCGTCACCCGGGCGTTCGGGCGCGCCATCGCGCCGGTCGCGGTTCCGGTGCGGGCCCATGAACGGCGGGTCGATTATCCCGCACATTCCTATCTGCGCAGCGCGCTGGCCGCGCTGTCGCCCGATATCGCCAGCGTCCTGCGCGGCGCCGTGGCGGAGGCTTTGGGATCATGAGCCGCGAAGCGATCCAGGCGGCCCTGTTCGATCTGCTGACGGTCGGTGGCGCGGCTTTGCCGGCGATCCGGCTCGCCAGCCGGCGGCTGAAGCCGCCGCAGGAGGTCGGGGCTGGCAATTGCCCGGCCTTGTTCCAGATCTACAAGGGCGAAACCGTGGAGTGGACCGCGATGCAGCCGCGCAAGCGGGTCATGCATCTCGATCTCGTCCTCTACGCCCATTCGGGCGACAAGAGCTTCCCGCCCTCATCGCTGCTGGGCCCGCTGCTCGACGCGATCGAACAGGCGCTGTGCGCCGGCGATCCGGTGCGGGTGCAGACGCTGAACGGGCTGGCCCGCCGGGTGACGATCAACGGCAGGATCGAAACCGACGAAGGGCTGCTGGGCGAATACGCCTACGCGATCGTGCCGATCGATATCTTGACCCCATAGGAGACCCCGACGATGACTCAATACGCCTTTGGCGTCGGCGCGCTGGTCGCGCTGCGCACCGATGTCGCCAATGCGCCGCCGGCCCAGTTCGGCACGCTGCAGGAGGTCCAGCTCGACCTCAGCTATGGCGTCAAGGAGCTGACCGGCCAGTTCCAGGCCCCGGCCGCGATCGCCCGCGGACCGCTCAAGATCACCGGCAAGGCCAAGGCGGCGCAGATCACCGCCGCCAATTTCAATACGATCTTCTTCGGCCAGGCCTTGTCCGCAGGCAATACCGTGACGCAGCTGAACGAGCCGGGAACGGTCCCCGCGGCGTCCGCCTATACGGTGCAGGTGGCAAACCACGCCGCCTTCGTCGCCGATCTCGGCGTCGCCTATGCGGCGACGGGGGCGCTGCTGACCCCCGTGGCCGGCGCGCCCACCGCCGGCCAGTATGCGGTGGCGTCGGGAGTCTACAGCTTCGCCGCCGGCGATGCGGGCGCCGCGCTGCTGTTCACCTATACCTATACGACGTCGACCGGCATGGGCGTCGCGCTGACCAACCAGCTGATGGGGTCGGCTCCGACCTTCAAGCTGATCCTGAGCGAGCAGTATCAGGGCAAGCTTCTGAACCTGGAGCTGAACGCGGTGATCGCGCCCAAGCTTTCGCTGGCGTTCAAGAACGAGGATTTCATGATCCCCGAATTCGACTTCCAGGCCGCGGCCGATTCCGCGGGCAACATCGGCAATTTCTGGTTCAGCGAGTGACCATGACACAATCGATCACGCTGGGCGGCCGCCTTTATCCGGTGGCGGCGCTCAAGTTCAAGGATTTGAAGCGCATCCTGCCGCTGTTCCTGCAACTCGGCATCGACAGCGAGGCCAAGATCGACGCCCAGGGCGAGATCATCGCCGCCGCGATCCGGACGGCCGACGGCGCCTTCACCCGCGCCGCCTTCGACGATCTGTCGCCGACCCTGCCAGAGCTTCAGGCCGCGATCTCGACCATCGCCGCTCTGTCTGGGCTGGAGCGGCGGGGAGACGAACGACCGGGGGAAGCGCCGGCGGCGAGTCCATCGCTTGGGGCGACATATACGGGCTGATCGCGACGGCCTGCGGCTATCGCTGGGCCGATATCGACGAGATGACGCTGCCACAATACCGGGACCTCGCCGCCTATTGGCGCAAATGCCCGCCCGCGCATCTGATCCTGCGCGCGCTGACCGCAACCGACGCGCCGGCGGCCGCCGGGGCCGATCTGGGCTCCCTGCTGGCCGCGCTCGGCAGGACATGAGGAGACGTCATGCCGAACGATCTGATCGAGATCGGGTTCCAGGTCGATAACGACGATCTGAAATCCGGCCTGACCCTGGCGTCGCAAAACGTCGCCGAGACCTGCGGGGCGATCGACGCGCAGCTCGCCTCGATCTCCGCGGCGGCCTCGGGCGCCGCGCAGGCGCTGCAGAGCTTCGCCGAACGGCCGCAGAGCGCCAAGGCCATCGAGGACAGCTTCGCCGAGCAATCGGCGCAGATCGACATCCTGAAAACGCTCTACCGCATCTCCGCCGACGATGCGATCGCCGAGCAGATGCGGATCGAGGATGCGCGCTACGCCAGCCTGCGCCGGCAGCTCGAGGCCCAGGCTGAGGAAGCGGCGGATGAGGACGATGTTCGCCAAAGGCTTCAGGACAAGGCCGACGCCGAGGAATTGAAGCACGACGCCAAGATGCGCGCCCTGCAGAAGGAGGCGGTGAAGGAATCCGAGGCGTCGTGGAATGCGATCGTCGCGCCGATCAGCGGGGCGTTCCAATCGTCGCTCGACGGCATGATCCGCGGCCAGGAGACCTTCAAGCAGGCGCTCGCCAATATGGGGCAGTCGATCGTCGTTCAGTTCGCCAATCTGGCGGTCAAGCGGGCGACCGACTGGATCGTCTCGGAACTGACCATGACCGACGCGACCGAGGCCGGGGTCGCGGCGCGCGGCGCTGCGGAGGCGCAGGGACAGGGAACCTCGCTGGCGCTGCATTTCGACACCGCCATCAAGAAGATCGGCTCGGCCGCGGCGGAGACCTATGCCGGGGTCTTCGCCTGGGCGTCGCCCGAACTCGGCCCTTTCGCCGCCATCCCAGCCACCGCCGCCGCGGCGTTGGTGGTGGCGAAGGAGGCGCTGATCCCCTCGGCGGCGGGCGGATGGGACATTCCGGCCGGGCTCAACCCGGTGACGCAGCTTCATGCCCGCGAGATGGTCCTGCCGGCGCAATACGCCGACGTCATCCGCGGCCTTGGCCAGGCCGGCGCGCAGCTGGGCGGCGGCAAGCAGGGCGGCGGCCAGCAGGGGGGCGGCGATGTGCATCTGCATGTCCACGCCGTGGATTCGCAAAGCGTCGCGCGGCTGTTCGCCGACAACAAGGGCGCGATCGCCAAGGCGCTGCGCGCCGCCTGGCGCGGCTTCGATCCGGCGCTGTCATGAGCAACGCGATCTTTCCATCGCTCGCCGGGCTGGAATACCCGGTGACGCGCACGTCGGTCGCCGGCAAGACGCTGATCCAGACGTCGGTCTCGGGCCTGGAAAACCGGGTCGCGCTGTGGTCGGTGCCGCGTTGGCGATGGACGCTGTCGTTCAATTTCCTGCGCGATGACGCCAACGACGAATTCCGCACCCTGCTCGCCTTCTTCCTGGCGCGGCAGGGGTCGTACGATTCCTTCCTGTTCGACGACCCCGATGACAACGCGGTTGCGGGGCAGGCGCTTGGGGTGGGCGACGGCGCGACGACGGCGTTCCAGCTCGTTCGCAGCCTCGGCGGCTACGCCGAACCGGTGCTGGCGCCCCATGCGGTGACCGCGGTCAGCGTCGGCGGCGCGTCGGTCGGCTCGGCCTTTGCGGTCAATCCGAACGGCGGCGTCCTGACGCTCGCCGCCGCCCCCGCCGCCGGGGCCATCGTTGCGGCGGATTTCACCTATTACTGGCCGGTGCGCTTCATGACCGATGAGGTCGATTTCGCCAAATTCATGAACCGCCTGTGGGAACAGAAAAAGCTGGACTTCATCAGCCTGAAAAATTGGCCGTAGTATATGAATTTCGCCCCAGATACACAGATGGAAAACAGATTTTAAATCAATGCATTATTTTTTCTGTAATCTGGCTTCCATCTGCGAAATCTGTGGATAAACACTCATGAAAACCGCCTCCGCTTTTGTACGAAATCTGCTCGGCTCATCCCAATTTCGGATGGCCGATTGCTATACGTTCACACTGCAGGACGGGACCCAGCTGCGGTACACGTCGGCGGATCGGGATGTCGCGGTGCAGGAGGATTGGTTGGTCGTCTCGGCCGACAATTTCTTGCGCGCGGACAGCGCCCCCGGCGCGGTGGGCGATGGCTGGATCGACGTCCATGGCGGCGTCTGGCGCATCGCGTCTGACCGGTTGCAATCGACCGCCGACGGCATCGACGGCGACACCTGGAAACGCGATTTCCTGCTGCGGCCGAGCACGGAAAACCAGCGCGATCAGCGCATCGTGGCGACGCTGGGCGGGGGGAACAATTATTACTGGCCGAACTACGCCGCGTTCTGGACCGTCCACCGCTACAATCCGGTTGCGGGCGGCGGCGCGGCCTACGCGATCCTGTTCTATCCCGGCGATGCGATCGTGCAGGCCTTCGCGATCTCGGGTGCGACCGGCGCGCAGATCGGCCCGACCGTCACGCTGTCCGCCCCCTTCGATCCCACCCATGCCTATTCGCTGGACAGCCGCGTCACCGGGGCAAGCCCGACCGCGATCCAGGCGACCGTGACCGATACGACCGCCGGCGCGGTCGTCGCCGAACTCACGGTCAACGATTCTTCGGTCGGATTGCAGGGCGCCGGGCAATACGGCCTGACCGCCAACTCGCCCGGCAGCCACAGCGTCCAGACGCTGTACGGCGCGATCGCCACCTATCGCCCCGGACCGCCGACGGTGTTTTCATCGGCGGGACCGTATTTCGAGCGGTCGAAGGTGAAGTTTCAGCTGGGGGTCCAGGTCGACGAGCTCGACCTGGTGGTCACCGCGAAGCCGACCGACCTGCTCGACGGCGCGCCCTGGTTTTCGGCCCTGCGCGCCGGAATCCTGGACGGGGCGGAGCTGCAACTCGACCGCGCCTTCCTGCCTGCCTTCGGCTCCGATCCGGGCGATGGTTCGGCGGGGCTGGTGACGCTGTTCGCCGGCCGGGTGGCGGAGGTCGATGTCGGGCGCAGCCAGGCGACGATCAAGGTCAACACACATCTGGAGCTGCTAAGCCTGCAATGGCCCTGGCGCCTGTTTCAACCCGGCTGCGCGCGGACGCTGTACGACGCCGGATGCGGCGTGAACAAGGCGGATCATGCGGTTTCCGCAATCGTCGGGTCGGGTTCGACCACGCGCGACATCGTCACAAATCTGGCGCAAGGCGCCGGCTGGGCCTCGCTCGGCATGATGGTCTTCACATCGGGCGCGCTGGCCGGGAAGACCTATGGCGTCCGCCTTGACGACGGCGCCGGCAATTTGCAGCCAAGCGTCCCCGTCCCGATCCCGCCCGCACCCGGCGACGCGGTCACGATCTATCCCGGCTGCGACCGCCAGCAGGCCACCTGCAAGAACAAATTCGCCAATCTGCAACGATTCGAAGGCTTTCCCTACGTCCCGGTTCCGGAAACCGCGGTGTGAAGGCGGCGATCGCACCTGAAGATTTATGCGCGGGAGTTGGATGGTCTCAGATGTGCGCGCTGACGGCCCCTAGGTCCACCGGGTAGATCGAACGCAGAGGACGCTGAGCTTTACGGAGTGCCCCAGAGATCAGGTTTTCCTCAGCGCGGTCGACGCTTAAATGGGAATATCGGCCGGTTTGGCGGACAACTTTATGCGCCTATGCCAATTGCGAATGCCATCGCCCTGGCGGTTGGATAGCAGTGTCTTCCTAATTTGTGCTAGAATGCTTCATGGCTATAAACTGGGTGGAGCTGTGAACGAGCCAACGCAAAGAGAGCTTCAGCTTTTTCAATTGATTCTGACCGTTGTTCAGATCACTCTTGATCTGAGAGGGGCCATTATCGCGTTGGGGCCTCTTCCAGAGGACGCGTTAAACGCCATCAACGATTCCCGCGAAAAAATAGAAGAGGTTATTGAAAGAATCAAAGGATGGAATGAAGCTGATGGTTGATCCAGTCGATATCAGAACGAGACAAGCCATCGAACAGGCGAAGCAGGCGTCGGAACGGCCTCCATCACGTCTTGCCGGGGGCGGCGGCGGTGACCATACTGGGGGTATGGACATCGTACGTCGCGTTGAAAAACTTGAAGATGCCGTGGTCGCCATTCGAATTGATCTGGCGGAGATCAAGGGCAAGCTGAGCCACATGCCCACGACGTGGAGCCTGGTTGTGATCGTCATCGGAATTGTGTTCACGGTCATGGGCGGCACGCTCGGCATTGTGCGGCTGCTTCGTCCATGATCGGCCAAATTCGTTCGTAATCGCCCAACCCCGCTTCGGCGGGGTTTTTGTTGTCCGGACGGAGGGGCTGATGGAGGAGCGGGTTCAGCGCGCCGCCGTGATCGCCGAGGCGCGGCGGTGGCTGGGGACGCCGTATCATCATGCAGCGCGGGTGCGCGGCGCGGGGGCGGATTGCGCGACCTTCCCGGCGGAGGTCTACGCCGCTGCGGGCATGATCGCGCCGATCATGATTCCGCATTACCCGCCGGATTGGCACCTGCACCGGTCGGTCGAACGCTACCGCGATCATGTGCTGGCCGATGCGCGCGAGGTTGCGGGACCCACGGGCGCGGGCGATTTCGTGCTCTATCGCTGGGGCCGGGCGTTCGCGCATGGCGCGATCGTGGTCGACTGGCCGGTCATCATCCACGCGATGATCAATGTCGGAATCATCCTCGACCGCGGCGACGACGGCCGCCTGAAGGGCCGGGAACGCACGTTCTTCACGTTGTGGCGGGAAAAATAGTTAGCCACAGATTGCACAGATTACAAGGCGGATTGAAGACAATAAAAATCATATTATCTGGGATAATTTGTGTAATCTGTGGTTAAATTCTAAAAAACGCTCAACCGTGATGGCATGTTAGTTCTTCGCGCTTTGGCAGGAAGAATATTTATCCACAGATTACGCAGATTATAAGGCAGATTTAAGAAAAAGAATTATTCTTCATCTGCGTAAATCTGCGTAAATCTGCAAATAAATTCAAAAAGAAGGCGCTGACATGTCCTTATTCGGCAGTCCCACGCAGGCGTCAACCAATACCGTGGCGTCGGGGGTGGCGATTCAGACGTCGATCTATGGCTCGGTCGTGCCGGTGGTCTATGGCCAGACGCGCATGGTCGGCAATCTGATCTGGTACGGCGATTTCCAGGCCATCGCCAAGGGATCGAGTGGCTCGGGCAAGGGCGGCGGCGGGAGCGGGGGAAAGGATGGCGGCGCCGGGGCGCATGATTACAAAGCCTCGTTCGCCTTCGCGCTTGCGGAGGGAACGCTGGCGGAAATCGTCACCGTCTACGAATCCAAATCGGTCAAGGCGTGGTCCGCCGCCGGCCTGGCCTGGGCCAACGGCGCGCTGACCCAGGCGCCATGGGGCTATCTCACGACCAAATATCCGGGGCAGGATCTGTCCTACGCCGGGACGGGCTATATCTTCGCGCTGAATTACGATCTGGGCGATTCCGCGGAAATGCCCAACCTGTCGTATGAGGTCACGGGGCTGTTCGCCGGCGCCATCTCCGGCCTGCCCGACGCAGACCCCGCGGCCGTGGTCGCCGATATCCTGACCAATCCGCGCTACGGCGTCGGATTCCCGTCGGCCAGGCTTGGCGATTTGTCGTTGTTTTCCAACTATTGCCGCGCCGCCGGGCTGGTGGTTTCGCCACTATTCGACACGCAAAGCGACGCGGCTTCGCTGCTGAACGCAATCGTGAAGGATTGCAACGCGGAGTTCGTGTGGTCGGGCGCGGCGCTGACCGTCGTTCCCTATGGCGATCAGGATCTGTCGGCGAACGGCGCATCCTATGCTGCGCCATCGGCCGCGCTGTTCAGCCTGACCGACGACGATTTCCTCGATACCGGCTCGGGGGACCCGGTGGCGTGTTCGCGGACCCGGCCGTCGGACCAGATGAACTCGGTCAAGCTCGAATGGCTCAACCGCGCCAATCATTATAATGTGGAGGTGGTGGAGGCGAAGGACCTCGCCGCGATCCAGGTCTATGGTCTGCGCACGGCGCAGCCCCGACAGTCGCATTATTTCTGCAACCTTCCCGCCGCGACCTTGTCGGCGACGCTGCAGCTTCAGCGCCAGTCCGTGCGCAATCAATACAGTTTCACGCTCGGCTGGCGCTATTGCCTGCTCGATCCGATGGACATCGTCGAGATCACCGACCACGCCTTGGGCCTGGCGCAGCAATGGGTGCGCATCGTCGGGATCGAGGAGGACGATAACGGCGATCTGCAGGTGACTGCGCAGGAGGTTCTGGGTGGGACCGGCGGCGCGCCGGTCTATAGTTTCCAGACCGCCACCCGCTACGCCGCGGATTACAACACGGCGCCGGGCAGCGTGAACCCGCCGCTGATCTTCGAGCCGCCGCCGTCGCTGACCGGCGGGGTTCCGCAGGTCTGGATCGGCGCGTCGGGCGGCGCGAACTGGGGCGGCGCCGATATATGGCTGTCCACCGACGACGCGACCTACGCCCATGCCGGGCGCATCACCGCGCCGGCGCGTCAGGGCGTGCTGAGCGCGGCGCTGCCCGCCGGCTCCGATCCCGATACGGCCGACACGCTGGCGATCGACCTGTCGGAAAGCGGCGGCCAGCTTCTGTCGGGAACCGAGGCCGACGTCGATTCCTTCCAGATGCTCTGCTACATCGGCGGTGATTCGGGCGGCGGCGAGCTGATCGCCTATCGCACCGCGACGCTGACCGGATCCAACGCCTACAGCCTGACTTATCTCAGGCGCGGCGCCTATGGATCGGCGATCGGCGCCCATCCTGCCGGAAGCCGGTTCTGCCGGCTGGATCAGGCGGTCGTCGCGATCGACCTGCCGGTGTCGCCGGTGTCGTATGTCGGGCGGACGCTCTATCTGAAGCTCACCAGCTTTAATTTATGGGGCGGCGGCGCCGAGTTGCTGGCCGATGTCGATCCCTACAGCTACAGCCCCGCCGGAACCGGGGCGGAGGTCGCGCCGCCGACGGGGGTGACGATCGCCGCGGGATATGTCCAGCAGGGCGACGGCACCATCCAGCCGACGATGGACATCGCCTGGACCGCCAGCCCCGATCCGCTATTCGATTCCTACGAGGTCGAATGGTCGGTTCACGGCCTGAATATCTGGTCCAGCGCGACCGTCAGCGCCAATACGCTGGCCTATCGGGTGGTCCCGGTCGCGACCGGGGTCGCGTTCGATGCGCGGGTGCGCGCCGTGCGCGGCCAGGGCGGCCCGTTCTTCTCCGCCTGGGACGCGGCGTTCGACGTCGCGACCGCGGGCAAGACCACAGCCTCCGCCGATCCCTCCGGGCTCGTCGCCACCGCCGCCTATCAGCATGTCCGACTGTCCTGGACCGGCGCGGCGGCGACCGACATCGCCTGGTATGAGATCTGGGAGGGGCCGGATGCGGATATCGCGCATGCGGCGGCGATCGGCGTCGCGCAATCGACCAATTTCACCGCCGGCGGGCTGGGCAACGGCGTGGCGTATTATTTCTGGATACGGTCGGTGAATACCTCCGGCAACGTCGGCGATTTCGTCGGCCCAGCCGGCGCGACCACGCTGCTGGTCGATACTGGCGGCCTTGGGCTCAACGCCGCAACCGCGACCGCCGTCGCCACGCTGGGGCGGAGCTTCGGCGGGGCGGGCATTTCGACCTACCAGACGGTGATCCCGGCGTTCGACATCGTGCTGTCCGCCGCCGGCATGGTGCAGGTGGTGGCCGGTTTCATCCAGAACTACAGCGGCGGAACCGCGCCGATCTGGCATCTGCGGCTGCTGGTCGACGGCGCAGCGGTGGCCGCGATCGGCGGCGGCAGTTTCAGCGTCAGCCCGACGATCGTCTGGGCGTCCTACATGACCGAAGGCGTCCACAGCTTCGAGATCCAGTGGGAATCCGAAAGCCAGGGCAGCCTGGATGGGGGCACCTGCAGCGCGCAGGCGCTGTTCCGATGAGCAGTCCCCGCTGCTTCGCGGTGTATGAGCGCGCCACCGGGCTTGTCGTCAACTTCCTGTGGGCCGATCGGCCGCCCGCGCTGCGCGACCATCCTGAGCTCGATTCCCGTCCGGTCCCGGCCCCGCCGCCCTGGCGCGCCGCCGGCTACAGGCTGGATGCGGCCGGCGCGCTAGCCCCGCCGTCCGATCCCTGATCGCCGCCTTCTCTTTTCCGCCGCCAAGCCGCCTTCGGGCGGCTTTTTTTATCCGAGGAAGCCCCCATGTCCCGCGACCTTCATGTCGTCACCGCGATCTTCAACCCGTTCCGCTACAAGGCGCATTACGAGAATTACCGCCGATTCGCCCGCCATATGGCCGAAAGCGGCGTGCAGCTGCTGACCGTCGAGATGGCGTTCGGCGACCGGCCCTTCGTCGTCACCGAGGCGGGCGATCCGAACCATCTGCAGGTGCGCGGCAATTCGGAAATCTGGCTGAAGGAAAACCTGCTCAACCTCGCGGTGCAGCGCCTGCCGGCCGATTGGAAATACGTCGCCTGGATCGACAGCGACATCGAATTCGCGCGCGCCGACTGGGCGGCCGAGACGGTGGAGCATCTGCAGCATTTCGCGGTCGTTCAGCCCTGGTCCGACGCCTATGATCAAGGGCCGCAGCATCAGCATATCGGCCATTACCGCAGCTTCTGCCGGCAATATCTGACCCGCCAGCCCTGGGGCGCGGAGTACGAATACTGGCATTCGGGCTATGCCTGGGCCTGCACGCGCCAGGCGTGGGATTGGCTGGGCGGGCTGCTCGACGCCTGCGTCGTTGGTTCGGCCGATTACCACATGGCCTGGGCGCTGATCGGCCAGGTCGACCGCACCTACCGCATCAATCCGGTGGCGGGTCTCGATTCCTACGCCAAGCGGCTGACCCGCTGGCAGGATTCGGCCGAGCATCATATCCGCCGCAACATCGGCTATGTCGAGGGCGCGATCCGCCATTTCTGGCACGGGCCCAAGAGCGGCCGGCGCTACAACGAGCGCTGGGAGATCATCACCCGCAACGGTTTCGATCCCGATCTCGACCTGAAGCGCAACGCCTTCGGCGTCTATGAGCTGACCGGCCGCTCGCTCGCCCTGCGCGACGACCTGCGCGCCTATTTCCGCGCCCGCAACGACGATTCGAACACGCTGTAGGCGCCGGCGCGCCATCCCGTTCCCTGCCGCCCGCCGCCTTCGCGAAGGCTGGAGGCTGTTTTTTTGCCCGAACTTCAAGGAGTAAGCCATGCCCGAACCGGTCTTCATCGCCGATTCGATCGGCGCCGCCTCTGTCCGGACCGCCACCGGCGCCGTTCTTCTGACGACGCCGTTCTGGGCGGAGATCCTCTATACGGTGAACGTCGTCGCCGCCACGATCGCGTCGGTCTGCGGCGCGATTATCGGCGTCACCGGGGTCTGGCGCCTCGTCATGCGCCGTGGGCGGCGGTCGTGAGCGCGCGCTCGTCCACCGGCCAGGCGCATGCCGTAGATTCGCTCGCGGCCGACACGCTGGCGCGGACCGTGTGGGGGGAGGCGCGCGGGGAGGGCGCGGAGGGCATGATCGCGGTGGCCGCGGTCGTGCTGAACCGAATCCGGATCAGCCGGGATCTGGGCGGCCGCCATTGGTGGGGCCGCGACGCGGTCAGCGTCTGCCGCGCCCGCGCCCAGTTCTCCTGCTGGAATCCGGGCGATCCCAACCGCGCCAAGCTGCTGGCGGTCGATGAGTCCGACCCGCAATTCCGTCTGGCGCAGGACATCGCCGCCGACGCGCTGTCCGGCGCCTTGCCCGACCCGACCTTCGGCGCCACCAGCTACAAGGTCGCCGACCGCCCCTGGCCCTATAGCTGGGGCCGCCTCCGCCTCCCCCTGGTCGTGATCGGCCGGCACGCATTCTACCGGCTGGATGGGGATTGA